GTTTGCACATTAACAGGTTCGTCAACGCTTCGATTGTTAACGTCTGCAACACTACTTTCTTTTGTTTCAGGAATAAAATCTCCAATGGATTTAATGTCTCTCGACGGAAAAATACCATATCTCATAAGATGTTCTTCAAATGGAACAATAATCTTATGAACACGATCAAGTAAATGCGAGCAATGTTCTGACACTCCAGAACGAACGACCGCCAATTCTGCATTGTAAACCTCTTTACCAAAATGCGATAATTCTTGGACAACAGATCGAATTAAAGACAACACTATCTCATCTTCATCTTCATTGTTGCGAATCCAATACAATAACTCACGTACAACTGTAATCTCTAAAGGAGCCATAATACATGAAGAATAATGATAAAATTTACGTCCTAAATATCGAATACTAGCTAAATCATCTTTTCCAGTATAATCTTTTTTTGACCAATGAGTGTATGTCATACCAAATCGTCGCATGAAATGGTTACCCATATCTTCATATGTGATACCTTCATGTTCTGTTGTGACAACAACATCGTCTCCATAAAACGTGCATTCCCATTGAGACAATTTCAAGCCGTAATCTAAAATCATAATTGTGTCGTGCATTACAAAATTTCCAACACATCCAATAAAGCTTGTTAAATAAGCACCTGATGGAATTCCACCCTTGACTTGATACATAATAACTCCTCGAATGCGCACAGGTGACCACATATGCTCCATCAACAATCTTCGAACTTGACCATATTGATCGTTGTACCATCTGTTGATGAATTCTAATCCAGCTTCTAAAACGAACTTGGGTAACATGCCATCGTAGTTACTAAAATCACCTGATAATATTGAACCATTAAACTTGTTCAATCTGTGATATAATTCAAACCACTTAGAATGGACATCAATTCCAATTGCAAAAGGTTTTGACGTTGAAAACTGTTGACACCATCCAACAATTGCTCCAAAGTACCGTCTACAATGTACATAATAATTAAGTGGCCCAGACACAAATAATCGAGTTTTTCCAGCCAATACTTTTTCAATATCACGAGTTTCATCTTTTAAAGTATCACAAAATACGACATTTATTTGTTGTCCTTGTATTAACATATTGTCTTCCATTTCAACTAACGCAGTAAATTCATCATTTGCTTTATAACACATCTCGCAAGAATTAAACACTATAAAAGGGCTCTTACCCTTAGTTGCTCTTAGACAAAGTGGGTAACCTGGAGATGTTGCTGCTGAAATAGAAAATAATTCATCATTTCCATTCAAAGCCTCTTTAAACGTCAAAATCTTCTTGTCTCCATCCTTTGCATATAAATACAATAGATGCTCAACAACTAATGTAGGTACTTCTGTTGAAGGAAAATCTACTTGACTTAACTTTTTAAGCCCAATAGCATACGGATCTACGACAATACCATCTTTTTCAAACGGCCGCAATTTTGCTGGAATATAATTTGGTTCTCCAAATATTCCATATAAGGGTGACTTACGAATCTTTGAAATCCCTGGATTAATGTAAGCCATTTCTGGAGGCACAGTTGTTAAAACTTGCAGTGGAAAATTGTCTAAGTTTAAAGTGGATATATTTGATTCTGTTTGAAACCCGTATGCCTCAAACAAACTATCAACGTCTTCTTTGTAGAGAACCATAGCCATAGCTGATGTTTGTCGAGGTGCGAAACCTAAATGTATACCTACAATTATAGGACTACCTTGTTCATCACAATATATTAATGGAGAACCTGAGTCACCTCTAGTTGTAGTTCTTACGTACATTAAAGATCTTTCAATTACAAAAGTTTTACCACAATCTTGATAAGTAGTTGGATTTCCAATATTAACATGAATTGTTCTCATCTCTTGCTGTGCACAATTCGAACGAATCATCGTTAATTCGTATCCTTCTGGAAGCTCTGGAAAATATTCTGCTGATGCTAAATTTTTGTACAAGCTAGGAGGACATTCTTTAAATCGTACGTAAAACATACACAAATCTGCTCCACCACCATGAACTTTAATACACTTAGTTAAATCAACATTTCCAAGAAATTTTGGTGATGAAATTAAACTATCAGGTGATTGATATACACGTCCTGCAATTACTGTTCCTTGTTCAAATACAACTCCATGTAATGGCATAATACAATATCCATCACGAATGTGTACACAAACGGTATCTTTCACTTTATTGATAGTATTGAACTCAACATACAAAACACATTTAGCTGTATTACGCAATGCAAGACGAAAGTTTTCGTATGATTGTAAAACAACTCGATTATCAAAATCACGAGCAACATGCTTTGTTAATTTACCACGCAACTTTCTAGAAGCTCTACTCTTTCTCACCTTGTCATATCCGGCTTCAGGATTAAACTCATCAAATAACTGAGACCCATCTTCGGCATTTCCAAACATAAACTTGTATAACATTCGACCTACTGCTAAACTAGAAATAATGCCAACCAGTCCAAGTAACTTAGACTTGTTGTCATTCCACCATGGAATTAAATTTAACTCTAACAAACGCAAAACCATCGTTGTGTCAAATGACTCTGTTTGCATAGGTTCATACAAATGTTTAAAACGATATGCTAAATCTAATGCTGCTTCCTCTTTTTCAACTTGTTTAATATGTTTAATTCGAATTCCATAAATCAGCTCAGTTAGTTGATCTGCAGTAATATAAGTTTTTTCAAGCTTAGGGTTAACATCACACTTATCCACTCGCCACATATCTGTGTCAACATTTTGGTATCCAATAGCTCTATGCACTGAAATATGAACACGTCTTTTATAAGCTTCTGGTTCACTT